AGCTACAGGTGTACCGCCGGAATCATCCCAGTCGGTGGCGCTGTTGTTGTCTTGGGTGGTCCACNCGCCCGCCTTGATAAAATCGGCCACAAACGCTATTTCTTTACGAATGTTGGATTGATGGGCCAGCCACTCAAGGCCGACTTGTTCCAACCGCATGGGAACCTGGCTGGTAGCTTCATGCTCTACCGGGATAACATGTTCCAAACCCCATTGCAGGGTTTTGTACGTGTCAGACCCGAAGGTATAGCCACCACGCGAATAGGTGTCACCGTAGGCGCGGCGTTCCAGCTTGTCAGCAAACCAGTGTTTTTGTTCAATGGTGAGATACGTACCGCTTTCTTCGTTTACCGGCACCACAGGAGCAGCCTGCCGCGCAACGAAATCGGTTTCGTTGTTCATATACGCAATCAGCATGTTGGTTAACAGCGGATTGGCATCTGGGCGGATTTGTTTAACTGTAGGTCTCATTGTTTAACCCCCCTTACCCATATCAAGCAGCGCCCGCACCTCGTCACCTGCGGCCGAAGCCGTTTCCAGAATGACGCCGCGACTTTGAGCACCTGCCAATCGCGCCTGCCCGGTGCTGTTGAATGCC